TTATATCTTTTTGAGATAATCTATCTTTTTCTTTTGTCATGGCTCCTCCTTCTTTTCTACCAGTTAATACTTTTGCTATTTTACGCATTTGAGGAACTTGCCTAGCAGTTCTTGCTCTTACCATAGGTTTGGTTCCAGTTTTTTCTTGTTGTATTTGCAACTGTAATTTAGCTAAATTTTTCATAATTAAAATATGGGTGCAAAATACTCCCTTTTTGGCTCAATTGCAACTAAACCACCCGTCTTGTAAGATCTTATCTTTTTCTTCTTTAAAAGCTTAGCTGCATTCTCTGGTATTTCTAATACTATTGCGGTAAATGCTTCTTCAACATTAATATCTTCTTTTGATAATAAATCAGCTTGTAATCTATCTGATGCTGATCTGTTAGCGTTTAATTTATTTAATACATAATCCCTATTTGCTTTTTTCTTAAATGAAGCCATGACAGTGCCGTTAGGATTTCTTATAGCATAAGTGCCATCAGCAGGTATTGAAGTATTGAAAATTTTTTGTTTTCTAACAACCAAATCAATTCCGTAATCTTGTTTAAATTGTTTTGCAATTTTTTTAAGTGTTGCTGGATAGATTGCATCACCACCACCTTTTTTACCTGGAGCAGGTAATGCAGTTTGTTCTAATGCTTTTGTCTTTAAACCTTTCTCATCACCGTAGTAAAGGTAATGCCCTTTGTCTTTTTGGTGATGAGTTTTTTTACCAACAGGCACAACTGTTACTCCACGTTTACCTTTTATGATTGCATCATTGACAGCGGATCTGAGCGCCAGTTCAAAATAAGATTTCATGTAAGGAAAATAATCTGGATTTTTTTTAATCGCTTCATCAACAGATCTTGCTACTTTTGCCATACTTTCATCAGACATTAATTCTGATCTTTGAAAATATTTTTTATAAAGAGATTGTTCTGCATCTAAATCATTTAACTGTTTCATTTCTTGTTTAGTTAAAGATTGTTTTTTCATTTTTGATAAAAGAGGTTTTTGTTCATCAACTAATTGTAATAATCTTTTTTTAATAATAGACTCTACTAAAGATTTACCATAAGGATTATTCATTGCTTTTCTAATATTAGCCTTACCAGAATCATAAAAAGGTTGAATAGTGTCGGATTGTATTTCATCAATTGCAATAATAGGTTCACCTTTTTGATTGTATCTAGTTTTAGCTCTATAATGAACAATTGGATTTACATCTGGAAAGTGGCCTGTGTTAGTATATTTACCTTTCGCAGTATTACCAGGTATTGATTCATTTAAACCTATTACAGTTTCATAATAATTATCTCCACCTGCTGTAGTTGACGTAGCGTGTTTTGCAGGCCCAACAAACTCGCCCTTACTAGGAGAAACATATTTTTTCATTTTTTCTATGTTTGAAATAAACGCTCTCATAATTTGTTGATCAGAAACTGGTAATGCAGGAATAATATCTCTTAAAGGATTTAATTTTCTATCACTAGCAAAGTTAGCAACAACAGCTTTATTCGTGGCAGTTCTATCATATGCTTTTTGTAGATCAGCTAATATCTGCTCAACATTTCTGAAAGCTGCTCTATCAGCTGTGTTTGTAGTTTTAAATATTATTTCATTTAAATTACCACGTAGATTTGCATTCATGATATCTGTTGCAGCATATAGATCAAAAAAATTTGAATCAAAATCAGGAGTTCCGTATCTGTTAATTGTTAATCTTTGTGAAGGAGCGTTTTTTAACATCTTAAGAATATCTTGTTTTGATATTGTTTCTCTTGAAAGTTCTTTTGGAATATTAGCTAACGCACCGCCTATTGGTTTAAAGTTTTCATCAAGTTTTAAAATACCCGCATCAAATATTTCTTCTCTGCTTACTTTACCTGTTCTAATTAGATTAATTACTCTATTTTGTATTTGCTGATTATTCATTCCTGTAAAATTTTCTTTAGCTATTACATCAAATGATCTTGAACCTAAAAAATCAGAAGTCGAGGTAGAATACTTTGTTCTTGCAGGAGTTGCTGCTTCTCCAAAATTAAACTTTTCACTAATTTTTATTGGCAAATCTTTTTGTTTTACGACAATGTCAGATTTAGCTTGGGCTTCTGCTGCTGCTTGTGTTTTAGGTTTTGTAACTTCAGTAACACTTACATCCTCAACTGGACTCTGCATTCTATACTTACGAGTCATATTACGATAACCTTTACCTATAATATCTCTCATTAAGAACGCTGCAGCTCCACCAATGACACCTCCTCCTAACCAGTAAGGTAAAGTTCCTGCTGACATAATTGGAACTCCAATACCATGAACCACTGTTCCTGGAACGTCTCTTTCCTCAACAGCATTTTTAAGAGCTTGGATTTCTTGATTGGTATATTCAACAGCTCTAGCTTCTCCGATACCTGGAAGTAAATCTTTTGATAATTCGTTTAATAAATTTAAGGTATCACTACCAAACCCTTTAAGTGCTAATATCTCACGATCTGTTAAAGGTCTTTGTAAAATAGCACCTGGCGGTGGCAGGTCGTTGAGCGTTACTTCCTCTCTCGTCTTTTGCATAACCTCAACAGGTGTATTGTCTTCGGGTATTTTAGGTAATTGATCTATCATTTCATTTTTTTTCTTAGTTCACGTTTACGATAGTTTCTTAGCCAATCACCATGAGCTGTTTTAGCTTTATTAACTATACCTTTAATTTCAGATATTGGGACTCCAGATTTAAATAATTTATTTGCATTTTGATTAATTGTATCAAACATGTAATCTTTATCCACTCCAGCTGAGACTCCTTTTAATAATGTTACTGTAGAGTTCATAAACATTTTTTTAGTATAAGGTTTTTTCTTTGGAATATCTGTCATGTGTAATACTTTGGCCTCTCTCCCACGTTTTTAGCTTCTTCTGGCTCATCAGAAAATAATGAAACAAAATTACCTTTTCTATATCTTAACACAGCTTGGGTGGTGCTGTCCACGTAGTCGTCATGTTCACCAAATGGAAAAGCTGCACATTCCTCAATAACTTCTTCAGCCCATTTTTCGCCTTCAGGAAAAAATACTTGTCCTGATTCAAATATAGGAGCACATGCGTGTACTCTAGCGTGTTTATCTTTTCCTCGCACAGGTATGAATTCTGTTACAGGCACACCCATTTTACGCATTTCTTGAATAAGTGGTTCACCTGTAGCTTTCTTCTCCACGACCACCGTTTCTGGGTCCCAGTATTTATACTGATCAAAAGCAACCA